TCGCGTAAACAATCCTTTTGAGCCGGATGATGATTTTCATTTTTGGATAAGCACTGTAGAAGATGAGATCAAGGACCACAAAAATCCAACCAAGAAAATTAAAGGATATTGGGTTCATGATTACAGGCCAGAATATAGGCAATATGCTTCTTCATTAATTCGCTTCATCAGGCAATATAAAGGGATTACTTATACTCAAGCTCTTGCAGAACTTTTAGGGAAAGACACAGGCAAGGATTTCAGACAATATCTTCAAAAACCTCAAGAGGAGCAAGAAGTTGAGAAAGAATATTCAATAGAATTGCCTCCTTTAAGCAAGTCGTTATTCGACCCAGAAGAACTTACTACTAAAGACATTGCTCTCAATTATCTTCACAGGCGTTGCATTGGAGATGAGACAATAAAAGCGGCGCAGTTGTGTTATACTCCTAGCACTATCGTTTTTCCTTATTTTGAATATGGAATTTTGGTGTATTGGCAAGAGCGGGATATTTTTGAGAAAAGATTTAACTTTCCCAATGAAACCACTACTGGGTTATTGAAGACTGATTACATATATGGCTTTGATGATGTTGGCCCTAAACCTCAACTCATAATTGTTGAATCAATTTTCAATAAGTTGTCTATTGGCCAGGATTGTGTTGCTACTGGTGGAGCCACTATTGTTGGCAGGCAAATTGAGAAACTTAAAGCTTTGGACCCAGAAGTAATAATTCTAGCACCAGATAATGATAAGGCGGGAATCAAATCACTTGTTAGCAATTATTACTTGCTTAAGAGTGCGTTTAAACTTGCGTATTGCCTTCCTCCTGTTGAATTGGATTGGAATGACATGGACAGACAGGAGGGCAAGGACGCGGCTCTGAACTATATCCAGAAGAACACGAAGTTTTTGTCGCTGGCTGTAATTGCGAACTTGAAGGCTTAATCGGGTATTTTGCTTTTAAATCGTGTGTTTCTTCTCTCCATTTTTTGATTGCTTCTTCATAGTGTTCTTTGGTGTATTCACTGTCATAGCTAACAGGTAAGTCTTCATTGTCGAGGATTGCGTCTTCTATTGAATGTGTTCTAATACATACTTTCCAACCTGAACTTCTTATTTCTGCTCCAACTATGTTATAATTTGTCTTTGTAGGATCTCTTTGCAAAACTTCTAAACAACCATCCCAGTAAGCTTGATCTTTATAAACATTTAATATATCAGCGTTGCCAACACAGCACTCCAGCTCACCTGATGGATCTTCAGCCTGCAATAACTTTATCAAGTCTTTGGTCTTCATGTGGCTTCTCCATTGGCTTAACTTGAGTAGGTGTAATCTCATATTCTTTCAAAATGGTTGTGTTGTCTTTAATTAATGTCCGATAAGCAGTCCTATAAGCAGGAATATTTCCCTTCATCCACTCCGCCATTTCTTCGGGTGTCATTTTATTGATTTGTTCAACATTGCTTCTAATTAGGTTTATTTGATCGATAGGAATGGATGTTTCGTCCAAACCAATTAACTTAGTTTCATTTTCATATAAATATAAAAGGACGAGATGTTTGCTGTTCCCATTTTTGTCGTACTTTAGGTGTAATAATTTCATATGGGTATCTACCATAGAGGCAATAGATGAATATCCAATTTCCTATAAGCGGTCATCCCAAAGTATCTATTTCAATTAATGGTGGCCAAGAACTAGGAGGATGGTTCAACAAATTTGAATGGAAGGCTATGGTTAATGGTGGTTACATTGTTAGGTGCAAATTATTGGATGTTGATAATATTATTTTACAAGATATTGCCACTAATTATTATCTTCAAAAGGGTTGTAATGAGCCAGTGAAAGTTGTTTTTGAGATAAGCCATCCTGGAGTTGTTGGGGAGAATAGCACTACAGGAAAATATCTCGCTTATTTGACAGATTTGGATGCTCGCGGGACCAACAAGAGCAGTTCCCTAGAGTTTGTTGCTGTTGACCCTCCTTCTTTTTGGCTTAATGCCGGTGCTGCTTCCGGTAAGGTTTATACTGGGAGCGTTAAAACAGTTATTAAACAAGTTTTAGATGAATGGTTTGCCGGTCCTGATAAGGGAGAAGTTAAAGTTAGTGATACCGTTGATTCAGAGCAGAATAAGTGGTGGATGATGCGACAGGACCCCAAAACATTTATTCGCTCTTTACTAGATTGGTCAGCCAAATTAACCAAGAAGCAAACCAATTGGATAGTATCAAGTGATGGGGCAGTGAGTGATGGTAATAGTATTCATATTGAGGAGCAAGCTGCTAAAGAAGTTAAATTTGTTGGTGTATTCTCTATGAATGTCAATACTCCTGGCGGCAATGATGTTGTGAATTTTGAATATATGGGAGATACTTTTATTTCACCCTTCCAGAAAGCTATTATTACCCAAGGGATATCATCAGTATCGGAGAAATATTTTGACAGAACAACTGACACCCTACATACCGGAGATGATAAGGAATGTATTGTGCATGCACATTGGGAAAATACTCCAAACAAGTATAACGTGGTCTTAAGTGATAAACAGGCTCATCATAAGCCTTCAAATGCTGATATTAATAGCAGTGTTGATGATAAGAAATGGATTTGGTCAACAAGTGCTTGGATGGTTCCAGAACATAATGCTATGGATGTTGGGAAGAAATATGCTGAGTATATTGATGGTAGAGCCAGAGGAATGTATTTAGATATGCTCCCGTTGGTTATGAGAATTAAGTTTAGGTGTTTTGGTATTGCTGTTCCAAACTTAAACTGTGCTCATAATCTTGGAGTGTCTTGGCTAACGATGAAGTGGATGCAAGTTGCTCCAAAAATACAGCCATATTTCCTTTCTGGTGATTGGATGATTTATGGGTATCATCACATCATCACTAGGGGGCACTGGTTCACAGACATATACTGCCATAGGGAATATTTGGCTAAAGATCAGGGGTTTATTCCTATACCGGGTAGCTCAGCAGACAGTGGAAGAGGCTAATTTTGGGCGGTTGGAAATCCAGCCCTTTACTACTTGAGAACTTCAACAGTTAAAATTTAATTTGTTCAACTTTTATCTCAAGATCACGACTTGGTATTGACCAGATGCCATAGCCTGCTCTTCGAAGAGCTTTGGAAGCGAATGGCCTTACAATCTTCTTCAGACATTTTTTGATCTTTTCTGTTGGTATGCTTCCAACTGGTATTGTAAGTACTATTATGCCTTTCATTTTCATTTTCTTTCTCCTTTCTACTTAAAATACATCTGCAAATATATCTCTGATAAATAGTTTCGGAGTTTTCTGTCCTATGATGGACGAAGCCCTAAAAATTTCAATCCAGTTGGAGGATGCGGTCTCCACTGCGTTGGGTAATATCCAAATTAGGGCAGACGCTGCCCTAGGAAAGATCAATGAACTTAAGAAAGCAGTTGCAAGCTTCTCCTCTTCAGCGGTAAGCCAGACACAACAAGTTGTTCAACAAATTACCAATATAGGAAAAAGTGCTGTCAGCAATGCTTCAACTGTAAAATCTGCTGGCACAACTATGACCAGCAGTTATGAGAATATTGCAAAAAGATTACGAGAAGTAAATGATGAGATGTTGGAGTATGATGACCTGGCTTACCAGCAAACCACTAAAATTAATCATCTTATTAAATTGGAAAATGAACGCCAGGACTTGATGGTCAAGGTTGCCAAGTTCCAAAAAGATACTGGCAGTAAAGATAAAGATATCAACAAAGAAATTAAGGAATTTGAGGAATTACATGCAACTGACTTGAAGAGAAGAGAGAAATTGCTTAAGGATATTTCAGAGGTCTCAAAAGAATTGGGGGCTTATTACACCACCAATGCTACTTTGATGCAACTGAATGAAGAGCAGTTGGCTGCTATGGGTGAGGATAAGGTTAAGCAACTTAAGAAATTAATTGAGTTAGAAATTATCAAGGCTAAAATTGAGAATAACCCAGAGAGGGTTAGGCTATATAGGGACAATCTTGATAAACTTGGTGAAGCCGCTAAGAAGAATACTGCTGCACTTGGACCCTTGGCGTCTGTTCAAACCAAGGTTAGAGATGGTATTGGTGGATTAATATTTGGTACTACAAAATGGCAAAGCATTATAAATGACACAACACCAATTATTGGCAATATGACAATGCTGGGTGCTCTTAGTGCTGCTGTTGCTACTTTAGGTACGGCATTAGTACAGGCTGCTGCTAGGGCTGAAAAATTTCATACTGCTATGTTCCGTGGTCTTGGAACTATGGATCAGATTGCTGCAAAATCAGCAGATATGTCTATTAGGTATAATATGCTAGGGACGGAGATAGATGACACCATTACTGGTTTGAGGAATGTTGGTGCTTCAGCTAGCACTATTGATGAGGTTACCAACCATGTTTCAGCTTTGGTTAGGACTACCGGCGTTGGAGTTGAAGATGCTGCTAGGTTGGCTGTTAGGATTAAGGCCGTGGGAGGAAGTGCCAAGGAAGCGCAAGGTTATCTGATGTTCATGTATGAAGCTGCTAAACAGTTTAATTTGAATGCTCAAGATTTAGGTGAAATAATGGATAAGGTTGTTGATTCTTCATTTAGACTAGCTTATCAAGGAATAGATGCTTCCAAAAAGTTCGCTGAGAACCTTACGAGTGCTGCTGCGGCAGCAAAAGAATTGGGTGTTAAAGGTGATATGCTTGAATCAATGTTCGAAAATATGACTTATGATGTTCATGCTTGGGCTGGTATATTTAAAGGGGCAACTATGACCATGACAACCGAGCAAAAGCGTGTTAAGTTATTGTCTCAGGCTGTTGCCTGGGAAAAAGAAATGGCTGGCTATGCCACAAAGGGCGATGAGAGCAATATGAGAAGGCTTCGTTTCCAAATAGAAGGAATATCTCAAGGACAAGTACAAGTAAGAGATGTTGATAAATTTCTTCAATTGGCGGTAAAAATAACAGAAAAGGAAAAACAGAGAGTTGCTGCCAATCTTTCTATTAATAAAGCAATGGAACAAACAGAGGCAATATTGAAAGCCGCTAGAACTGAATCAACAGGTGCTGTTCGTGCTTTTGAAGAAATGATGCAGACTTTATGGAATGGACTGCAAATAGCAGTAATGCCTTTGATGGTTATATTCAAGACAATTTTTACCCTTATTACAGGAATATTTAAAACAATTTATATGGCAATAGCTCCTTTGCTTAAAGTGGTGCAAACAATTGCTGGATGGCTTGATTTTAGTGAGCAACTTAGTGATGTATTTACAGCAATTGGAACTATTTTTGGTGGGATTGTTAAAGCACTGACACCTATTATTACTATCATTGGAGGAATTTGGCTGGCTACAAATTATTGGTGGTTGTTATTAATACCAGTTGTCAAAATATTTAGCGATGTGTTAATACCAGTTTTAAATGTTATTGCTGGTGTTTTCGGTTTTATTGGTGATTTGGTGTTTGGAGTTGTTGAAGACATTAAAGAACTTATCTCCTGGTTTGCTGGTTGGATTACATCATATAAATCAATTAATGAAGCTTTAAAAACGGTGAGTGGCTGGATGAAAGTGATAAGAGAGGTAGCTAGTGATGTTAGCAAGGTATTTATGAAGCTTGGTGGAGAGTGGGAGAATGTCAAGAAAGATCTTCCCCCTGTTTATTATGGTCTTAAAGCCATATTAGGGGTGGTTATGGCCATTGTTGCTGCTAAGTTATGGCAAAGTTGGGGTGGTGGAATAAAAGGAATGTTGCCATTACTCGGCGGTGTGAAGGATAGAGTATTAGGTGTAGGCGGCGCTTTATTGAAGGGAAACTTAGGCACAGCTATTTTTGGGAAAGCAAAAGAATCAATTGCAGATAAGATGGGAACTTGCACTAAAATTTGCCCAGATTCAGCCACAGCAATATCTAAAGACATAAATGAAACTTTAATAGATAAATCCAAAACAACTGAATCAGCACTGGAAGGGGAAAAGAAAGCTGCGACAACTATAACCAAAGAAACAACAAAACAGGCAATAACAACTAATGGCGCAATTACTGCAACTCAAAATCTTTCTAGTAAGTTTAAGCTTACCACCGATCATGTTGCGAAATTTGGTAAAGTCTTAATGGGTGCCGGTGTTGCTTTGGGTGCGGCTGGTTTTATCGCTAGTACGATAGCGGAAAAGACAGGACATCCAGAAGCTGCTGCGGCAATAAGTTTTTGGGCGGATATTGGTATGGCAGTTGCTTCAATTACTGGATTTTTAATGCAATTCAAATTCGTGCAGGGCTTGGTTGTAAGAGCTGGGCAAAGTTTGGTCACAACTTTTACCAGATTTGCGTTGCCGGTGCTTACACGTTTTATACCAACTGTGGTTTCTTGGGTTGCGAGCTTGGCGACTGCCGCTGGAGCCATTGCCGCACTGACTGTCGCTATTACTGTTTTAGGGGCGGCTGTGATTGCTTACACTGGATACAAGGCTGTTCAAGCACTTAAAGCCTGGTGGGAGGCTGATGAAGCCGTTAAAAATGCTCAAAGAATGAAGGAAAGGAGAGTAAGTGAAGGTTTACTTAAGGACAATATAGAAAAGGCCAAATTGGAGGGATTAGATAAAGCAGTTAGGTGGGAAGGGGAAAGAGGCAATATTAAGAGGGCAACAGAACTTGAGAAACAATATAATAAGTTAATATTAGAAAGAAGTGAAAGACAACAAAAAGAATCAAAGTTATCACCAGTCAATGTTGCAATTAGCAATATAAAAGTGGAACAAACACAATGGAAATTAACGGCTGCTCAAGCGCAAGAGCAGGCATATAGGGATGCTAGACAACAAGGGATGACTGCACAAAAAGCTACAGAATTTGCACAGGCTCTAGACACTGGTGTTCAGGTACAAGAAACATATCAAAAGAGCATCTCAAAAGCCAAGATAGATCCAATAATCACTGGACCAACAAAAGAAGAAAAAACAAAACGTGGAGATAATATTAGTACTTTAATAGAAGTAGAGGAACAGGGCAATAAAGATTTAAGTAAGTTGGTTCAGTTGTTAGATAAGTTTTCCAAAGACAAATCATTACTTGAGATGCTTCGCTCCACCTTACCAGAATTAACAGATAATACCAACGCATCGGGTTTGGCGTCTCTTGCAAACCAATGGGGCTAGTAAATGGCTGACATAGCAATACAGGAGCAAAAAATTACTGCTGATAGCACTTTAGATCAGTATGACCAACAATTGACTGGTCAGGTGTATTTTGCTGTGGTATTGGGTGGTGGTTCTAGTACTAGTTTTGGGACTGGTGGTACTCAGATATATTTCCAGTTCCCTCCAAAGATTACAGGAGAAAATAACGAAAGTTTATGGCTTCCAATAGATATTTGGGCTATTGAACCAGTAAAAATTCATAAAGGTTCAGCAGGACGAAAATTAACAATGGAGTGGGAATATTTAGCCTCAAGTGCGATTTGGACACCAACAAAAATAAGCCAACAAATAAGAAATCTAAAATCATATTTTTTCGATTTTAAAGAGGAAACCTATCCATTAGTCATAGTGCAATACACACAAGTAATACCAGTACACACACATTTTAGATTGATGACATTTGCTGATACCTATTCCCCGGAAATATTTGGTTTTGGTGATAATGCTCACCCATTACACACAAAAATCAGTTGTGGTTTAGAACTAGCAACAAACATTCAAATTGGGCTAAAGGGTGGCTCAACCAAAAATGTTGGTCAAGAAACAGCCGACATGAAAGGCAAAGAACAACAAACTCCATTGACGTTTGCTGTTCCTGCTTGGTACTGATCATGGCTATAAACCTTGATACATCATCACGCTTTGCCAATTCTCAACCAATAGTTGAGAACGGTGTGGCGACATTTGGTAGGTGGGCTAGGCCCACTTGGATGAATGCTGACAACCTAGATGAAAGCTCCATGATAAAAGTGGTAATAGACCAATCCAATTCTGGCAGGCCAGACACAATAGCAAACCAATATTATGGAGATCCCAGATTAGAATGGATAGTGGTATTGTTTAACAGACCACTAGAGCCAATAGGATGGCCACAAGTTGGAATGGTTATCAAAATACCAATTAGAACAGTAATATTCACGAGCTAGGTGCTCGGCTAAATATAATTAGAATGTTAAGAGACCTCAGCAATTCTTCCGTTGTTTGGGAACGCTTTTTTGAAGAGCGTTGCAAGGACCTCCGTGAGCGCTTTCCTGGTTATTATAGAGCAATTGTGGTAGAAACAAATGATCCCTTGCAGATTTATAGAATTAGGTTCAAGTGTCCAGAGTTGCACGACAATACCCTCAAACCAGAGGAATGCCCTTGGGCTGTTCCGGCTCCTTGGTTGAGTGGTAAAGACTGTGGTTCCTGGCACCATCCAATAATCGGAGATACAGTATTCATCACTTTTGAAAAGCAACACCCATATGGTCCAATATGGGTTGGCTTTGCTATGGGTACAAGGCGTAAGAGATACCCACTTGAATCAATTTACACCAAATCACCTATACCTGTCGATAAAGAAGAAAACAAGAGGTCTGCACCAGATGAAGAATGGACCCCCATACAAGACTACCTCGCCAAAGACTTTCGACCAATGCAGACAGGCTGGCGGGATAGATATGGCAATTCAGAAATCCACAACGCCATTGGTTTCTTCCCAATAGAACACAAACCCAAACCAGCACCCCAAGATGTAGATGCTTTAACTCAAAGTAAATTCACTCCAGAAGGCAAGGACCCCAAAATAAATGAGCCTGACAGGAAGTATTTGGCTCGCTTATCTAAATATGGGATATTTGCTCTTCACTCAGATATAGGGTATTATTGGAACAAAGAAACAGACCCTTATGGAGAATTCAAGGGTATTGGTGATGACCTGGATGATGGTGGAGCAGAGGAAAGGCAATTTGAAATAGACAGGTTCCAATATTTTGTCAAGCTTTTTAACGAAGATAAGCCAAATTCAGCAGATAGAGACCAGAGGCGTTATGAAATACGGACTAGGGCAGGCCATAAGTTCGAGATGCGTGATGTTGGTTGGTCGCAAAAAGATGGTGGATTGGCTGGTTGCCAGAAAATTCAAGATGCAAAATGTAGGACAGAGAATGGCACTTATGGTAAAGAGAGAGTATTGTCAAAATGGGAGAAAAGTGATGAACGCTGGTTGAAATTGCGTACTAAAGGTGGCCATTTATTTCAGATGATGGATATGGGCTTTCATCCCGAAAAGGATACTTTCTATAAGAAAAAACTCATTGAGGAATGCGGGCCAGATGTTGACCATGAGAAAGATGCAAAATGGATAAGCCGTGATTCAAGGCAAATGCGCTGGCTTACTCGTTGGGGTGTCAAGCTTGTTTTGGATGACCGTGGAAGCGATCCAAAAGACGCAGATACGAAACAAAACCCTCGTGGCGTTGGTTGGATGCTTAAGACCAGACGCTCCTGGGAGCCAGAGGGTACTCCTCGTGGATTTGCTATTGAGGCTGTTGATAAAGATGATTTAAATACCACCAGATGGTATACTCCGAAGTCTAAGATTATCGAGATGAATGATAGGAAGGATTATTGCTTATTTTGTACCGATATGAGTGGTGAGGTATCTCGCGAATGGAAGGGATTAGATGAAAATGAATTTGCTCTATCTATTGGTATGACTTTTAGCCCTGAACAAGACACTTATCACCTCAAACTTGATAAACGCAATGGTTATATCCGCTTGAAGACTGCTGCTGGTGGCGATAATGGAAGAAGGCCGATACCAGAACCTGAAAGCCACGTTGCTGGGTTTGGGATGCAGGATCAAAAAGCAGATGGCGAACCTATGAAGGATGCTGATACTGGCCTGAACCAGGGCATAGAAATGCGTGATGCTGGTTTGAGAGCTACCCAGGACGGTCCTTGGACAGAAATAGTTGATTTGGAACATAGGGGGATGTGGTGGACCAAGAATTATAAAATGGGAATATGGCGGTCCAAGCAAGATAAGGATCAATTCATTTTAATTCATGATGGTAATAATACTATTGTTCTCCGCAACAATGAAGATGGTCCGCTGCAGATTTATTGTCAGAAGGATATAGAAATTATTTCTGGGCAAGACATAAATCTAAAAGCAGATAGAGATATTTCCTTAAAGGCCGGGAGAAATATAATTATGGACGCTGAGGGTCAAATGACCAGCAGAGCCAAAATTTTGCATGCTTGGCAATCTGCTGATTCACATGCTGCTTTACTTCCGGGGAGTTGGCTTATGGATGTTCCCGACAATGCTCCAATGCACACCGGTTTCTTACCTGAGGCCGCTCCCTGCCCTCCTCGTTATGGGTGTGGTGCGCAGAGTGATACTGGCGGTTCAACAGAAACATTGCCAGGAAATGAGCCAACACCAATAGAACAGGACCCAATCGAACCTACTGATAGGGCACTAACAAAAAATATGCCATTTGATGCAGTTGATGAGAAAGTCATCAAACAGTGTGATGGAGCGTGATGATGATTGCCTTGTGGCTTTATATAGGTGCTATATCGCTTATATTTGTTTATGCCTTCATTGAATGGCGCAGCCATAAACGATGGAATAGACGACTAGACGCTGAATGGCAAAAGCACGAGCAATGGCGAAGAAACATATGGAGAGGATAATGTGGTCCTAGAACAACCAACAGCTTTATACCGGTCAATCCTTCCAGTTGGGACGGATGCTGGCAATATAACCTGGACCATATCTAGCAATGACCCACCCAGACAATCTTTCGATATACCACTATTAACCAGCGTAGATGAATATAGGCAGTTGCCAATTATGATCTTCAATCCCGCTTGCAGAGAACTTGATGTTGGGGAATACATTTTCAATTTATCATACACCTTGGCCACCCAAGCAGGAACTGGTAGGAAGCAATATGAAGCAGGACAGCTCATTGATTTCACACAAGAGACTTTACCAACTATTTCTACTCTTACTGTTCCGGATGTTGTTGAAATACAACAAAACACTAACATTATTGATTTGTCAAGCCTTGGGTTATCAGATGCTGATATAGCAAATCTTGACACAAATGCACGCGCAAATATGAATAATGCCATAGGTGATTTAAATTCCATACAAGCTTTAATCAATACCACAGAAATAGCAATTAATGACAATCAGAAACTGCTAAATGAAGTCAAGAAGGCGCTTAATGCTGCTGCTACATTATTCGGCACTGGTAATTCTATATTAGATAAGCTTGAGGACAAGCAAATTGTTTTATTAGTAGAGAGAGATGCTCTTGTTGCTCAACTTAATATTTATATTGCACAAGCAAATGCTGCTTATGATGTTATCCAAACTTTGAGGGAGCTAGTGAGATGAAAAGATCGATAAGCAATAAGCGCTTGTCAAAATTTGGAGACAATTTGGAAAAGTTGTTGTGTTTGGTTCTTGAAGGTATTAATTCTGATATAGCTAGGAAGCTTTATAGATATGGTCTTTTAGATAATCCAGTAATTCAGAAAATAATATCTCACAATTCCTCACATGAGTTTGCTGGTGAAAAACCTGAAGCCCAAGAAATCCAAGAATTATTAGATAATACCAGGTTGGCCGCTTGGATGGACCAGCCGATAAACGGCTTCAATTCAGTGCCATATACCGGGAATTGTTTGCTACCTGGTTTTCTGATATTTAAATCAGAAAACAGAGATGTTATTGAATTATTAAAACAATTTGAAAATGCAAAACCAAGTGAAATAGCATTGCAAGATTTATTGCATGGGTTAATATTTGGTTATCATAGAGAGAAGGTTGTTAAATTTGTAAACCAACGCGAGTTATTACACAGAATAAGAAAATGGTTGTCTAGATTGGGATTAAACCCATCTATCCCTGATGTGGTCCCATATGGTGATATAGTTTTTCTCAATTTAAGGAAACCAAACATCTGGAAAGAAAAGTTTATGAAGAAAAATATCAAAACGTTTGAGCCTCCAATAAATTTTGCTCATCGCGATTGGTATCTTGGAATTAAAATACCAGTGTTTAATCATTGAGGGAGCTAGTGAGATGACATCTACCCCACGCTGGTTTGGGATTAATGCTCCATTTATTGGTGGAAATGAGAAAGTCTTGTCTCGGCAGGTAGATGATAAATTAATTAGGAATGATTTGCTGCAATTATTGCTAACAGGGCCTGGTGAGAGGGTGATGCGGCCAACTTTTGGTGCTGGCTTAAGAAGATTTCTTTTCCAACCTATTACTTCGGATCAGCTTGATTTGTTGCGTGCCAATATCCAGACTGCCATTGAGACTTTTGAGACCAGGGTAATAGTCTCAGATATTCAGTTAATAACTACCCCAGATAATAATCTCATAACTATTCGGATATATGGTCGTTTTAATTATAATCCTGATACTACTGCTGGGTTGCTGGTTGAATTAGGGCAACCAACCAGCAAAACCAAAAATATTCAGGTGGGGCAATGATGGCAATCACTACTGATAATTTTATTTTTAAAGTTCCGGACTCTCCTCAAGAATTTGGTGTAGTTTTAGCACCTCCTAACTTAAGAAACCTTGATTTTTCTGCTCTAGACTATCAAGCAATGGAAAGAGCGGGCATCGAGTACATCAGGTCGTATTTTGGGCAGTCGTACAACGACTACTATGCCTCCAACGGCGCTATGATGCTGCTGGAATTAGTTGCCTATATGAGTAATATCCTATCAGAAAGATCTGATATTCTCATTGACGAAGCTTTCCTACCGACAGCACAGACGAAGGAAGCTGTCATCGAACATCTAGCCCTAATTAATCAAGAAATCCTAAGGGCCACTCCGGCGACTGTTGATATAGCAATAACTGTCCCAAATAAGATACCAACGGAAGTGCGAATACCTGCTGGTATTAGTTTCTCTGTTGCTGGTCCTGATGGAAGTGCTGTTAATTTTGAGGTTTTTAGAGCACCTGGTGATTTCACTTCTGATATAATTATTCCGCCTGGACGTAGGGGTGTGATAGCTTACGGCATAGAAGGCTCAACCGCCAATTTACAGCGACAATCGAATGGAGGACCCGACCAATATATTGACATTATGGAAACAAATGTTCTAGATGATCCTATAAGCGTTTTTATTTCCACTGGGGCAGCACAAACACAGTGGCGTAGGGTTGAAGTGATTGCTACTGCTGGGGCTACTGATCGAGTTTATCAAGTTTCGTATTTGGGGGATAGAACGAGAATTCTTTTTGGTGATGGCAATAGTGGCGCAATCCCAATATCTGGACAGATGATTGGTGTTTCTTATAGGACAGGAGGAGGTTCTCGCGGTAGAATAGGTACAGGAATACTCAACGATACCAGACCTATAGCTCCTCAACCTCCTTCTTCTGCAGGCGTTGAAGTTTCTTTCAGTAATCCCTCTCCTTCCATAGGTGGTACTGATGAGGAAACTATTGATCAGGCTAGGAAGAGGGCACCACAAGAATTTTCTACTCATAATTCTGCAACCACTAGTGAAGATTATAGTATATTGGCAGTTAATTATAATCATCCTGTTTTTGGATCAGTTTCAAAAGCAGTTGGGACTATCAGAACAGGAGTAGATGCTGATTTAGATGTTGTAGTAAATGCGATAAGATCTGCTCCCACTGTTGATGCGGCAAAATTCATCTTACAAAATAATTATGTTAATCGCAATATTGTAGAGATATATGTGCTAACTGCTGGTCCAGACAATGTGCCTCAGACGCCTAGCGCAGGGCTGCGACAAGGTTTGGTGTCGTATTTTAGTGATATTAATGTTCTGACTGATGAGATCAGGATATTGGATGGGAAGGTTAAACCTGTTGATGTGAAGGCTACGATAGTGGTTAACAGGAATGCCGATCCAGGAACTGTTAAAGTTGCGGTGAATTTAGCAATTCGAAACTTTTTTGATATACAGAATTTTAGTATGGGTACTGGGTTATATATTTCTAACTTATATAATTTATTGCAGGCTATACCGGGTATAAAAAATATTAATCTTTTTGAACCATCTACTAATATTATTCCTATAAGCAAAACGAGTTCAGCAAGTTCAGGTAGCACTGGTTCTAATATAGGAGTGGAGTTCAATGAAGTAATTACTTTAGGGAATGTTGATTTGAAGTTTTTCTTTGAACAAGGAAGCTTCAGAATTCCTGCTGTGCATTGCGAGAATTAATGACTTCTCAAATGATGATATAATAATTGAAGGAGAAAATGCTAGAACAAGCCGTAGCCAATATACAGAATATCAAGAACCTCAAATCAAAGCTTGAATCTCTTGCTGGGTTGGCTGGTGTTTGTGATAATAAGATTCAGAAAGCAATATCAAACAAGATGATTGATGATGTTGGTTCTTTGAATTGGGCTGTTGAGGAGTTAGTTAAAACACATTTTACACCTGTCATATTGTGTGCTAGTAATTCTGTTGACGTTGCAAAAGACTTCCTAGGCTGGAGTAGTGATTTAATCATTGTTTGTTTTGCCCCAACGAAGGTAGAAGCTACGGTATTACATAAATACTTTATTACTGAGGATATTGCTGATAAGAAATTGGAGATTAAAGATCTTCCTCCCTATCTAATTTGTGATGGATATAGATTAGATAATATGATTTTCATAGAAGGTTTCATCCTTAATTCTCACATTGAAGAGGTGGGTAAAAAAGAAATAAAAGAGCAGTTGTCTGTTTGGGTAAAAGGATTGTTAAATGAAGACCACCAAACCTCTAATTCTGAAAACGCTCCAACCTAAATATGGCTCAAAAAGGGTTGGAGAAATTGCTATAAGGCCAGATGGAAGTAGTCTGAAAATCAAGTGCGGGCACGATGTTTATCCTGGCGCTGGATGGTCATTTTGTGGAATTTGAATACAGAAAAGAGTGTTAGATGTTAGTGGAATTAGAAAGACTATTAGATGTCGACAAATGCCTTTCAGAAAAACTGAAAAAGGCGCTATTGTTAGAAGAAAGACGATTACCTACTGAGTTAGAATTTCAGCAGTTAATAAATAATACAGAAAGAATTTTGGGAATTATTGAAAAGATTGAAAAGACGGGTAAAATTAAGAAAGGCAACACTTACTTGTTAAAACTTAAAAAGGTGTTTGTGAATAATTTACGGCAGTTAGATACATTTCAAGTTGAGAACAGACAAGGCTAACTCGGAAGTTAGCTGAAAACAAAGGAAAAGGAGAGCACACATGCAACGGGTAGCTATTTTCGTGGATGTCCAAAATATGTTTTATAGTGCTAAGAACATATTTGGAGCCAAGGTTAATTACAAGACATTGTTAGATGAGTTGGTCAACGGAAGGGAGTTGGTAAGGGCTGTTGCTTTTGTAATCCAACGTCCTGATATTTCACAAGAGGGCTTTATTGAAGCTTTGGAAAGGATTGGATATGAAGTACAAATCAAGGAAGTCAGAAATCGTTTGGATGCAGAAGGTAAGTCCAAGCCTGTCAAAGGCTCTTATGATCTAGACTTGGGTTTGGCTGCTATCCAAATTGCGCAGAAAGTTGATGTTATCGTATTAGTGTCTGGTGAAGGGACTTACGCTCCCTTGGCGATGCACCTCAGGACGCACGGGTGTAAAGTTGAAGTGGCTGGTTTTGAAGGCTGCACCTCTAATAACCTGATTGATAGTGCAGATGATTACATACCGATCGAGAAGGAATGGACACTGGAAGCTTCTGAAAAACCTGTCATTGCCGCTAGTGCTATTGCTGCTGGCATGGAAACGGAAAATATGGAAAATGATGAGGAAGAAACACAGCCGATAGTTGCAGGACAACCAATACCGAGCATTAGAAAATGACTAAAGTAGAAAAGTAGAAGTAGAAGCAAGGAGCAAATCATGAGCATGAATGCCCATTTAGCATATTCTCCTAAAGGGAAAGTGCCTATCTTCATTGAAATTCGCCAAACAAGTACCGGGGAAAGCCAAGCAATACAGAAAGCTCGTGGTAATAAGCGCAAGGTGGCTGTCTATCTTGACTTTGTTTCTAACCCGGAACACCGTAGATTATGGAATGCCTAGTCAAAGATTATGGCGAAGATTTGAAGTGGTCTTTTTGGTGAAAAGAGGTGAAAAGAAATGATTTATCTGGGTATTGGTTTCTTTGTGATAAGCATAGGCTTAATCATGCTCTTTATTAAAAGGTTTCCATGGGAAATTAAAAGGTTTCCATGGGAAGACAAAGAAGGTTATAGATTAGAAGACTTCCATATGGAAATACCAATGCCACCAGTAAAACCACCAAAAATAGGCGCGGACCCAAAGTAGCTCGCTCTGGTTTGTACCCCACCTGCTTACAACAGGTGGGGTTATATTCAAGCAAAGATATTGTATGAATACAAATAGACAAATTGAGTTGTCCAAGGAAATTTGTGATCTGCATGCCACTGGTAAGTACAAAATCAGGGAAATTGCTGTTAAGATGGGTATCTCCTGGACCTATTTATGGGATATACTAAAGAAGCAACATATTAAACTAGAAAACAACAGCTTATTGCATAAATTAGCAGGCTTCAAAACGAAAGAGGAATTCCTAAATAGAGTGCGGGAATTATACAACAAACCGCTAACTATTGAACAAGTGGCGGAAGAAATGAAAATAAATCATCGAGCTTTGCAAGCTCATATGCAAAGAAATGGATTTGAAGCAAGAGATGGATCAGAAGCAATAGGAGTATTGGCGACACAGAGAGACTTTGAATTAACAAAAGAAGAAACAGAAGTAATAAATGGCTTATTGCTTGGAGATGGACACATAGAATTCCAGAAAAGTAAACATGTCTATGCTGCAAAGTTGGTTTATACCTGCAAACACAAATCAGTTTTAGAAGGTCTCGCAAAACAACTACAAAGACTAAAACCCAGGATTTTCTACAAGACTTATAAATCAAAAGGTAAAGTTAGGCATGGTTATAGATTGGCAACGAATAAGTACAAGTTCTTATTGGAATTAAGACACAAATGGTATCCAAACGGAAAGAAAATCGTGCCAGAAGATTTAAAACTAACACCAGAGACTTGCTATTGGTGGTATTTGGGAGATGGAATGAGCGGAAACTCCCAAATATTCTGCACTCACTCATTTACTATCGCTGAGGTTGACAGGTTGATTTCGATGTTGCCAGTACATGCTCGCAGGTATATGGTCATATGCAGGAAGACTGGTATTAAATCTTTCCCAACCATTGTTATTGGCCGTATTAATGATAGAATTGATTTTTTTGATTATATTGGCTCATGTAGACATGAAGTTTATGCTTATAAATGGATTTTAGGTTCGAACACAAAGAAAAGAACTATAGAAGAAGCAAAACAAAGAAGAGCAAAAGGATTATATATTTTCGGCAAAGATAGTTTGGAAGTTGGGAGAACAACAGAAAAGGAGGTGCTCTTTGTCGCAACCGTTAAATCAGTCGATCTCGGTGATGTATCGTCTTCGCCTTGTGCGCGAAAATCAGCGCCATACGAGTGTCAAGCACTTGACGACACCGTTTGACGTGAATTACGTCGCGATACCTGGTGAAGAGACGCTCGTAGTGGAGAACCGGGACATTGCAACCAAGTCAGACGCCTTCCGTTATGGTAAGGCTGTGACGGTTGTCCCTCGGAAGCTCACCACTGCGCACTCCATCTTTGCTGGAGTTGCAAATATGGACTTCCCAGTTCGGATGGTTGGTAATCCGAGAGAAGTTCAGATCCAGAAGACCTACGCTGGCCGTGGAGATGACCTCTACGGGCAGGTCAGAGCGATTGGTCCTGGCGCTTACCGCACTGCTTAATAAGTTGTTTGGATCAGCTAGATGGTGGGAACTTCACCACCATCTAGCCGTAGCCAGACGCGGTAGGAGGAAATATGCAACTCTCAGAAGCTCCCAACTCACCACATCCCTGGGTAGATGCTGAGTATCATGTTCCCTTCACGGCTTATTTGAAGATAGCACCAGCAAGGGGCAAAAGAGAAGAAATACGAAGATACTATGAGATACTATCAGAGCGCATAGAACAAGTATTGGAGACTTTCTGTGGTAATGCTGCCAGCGCCGGGGAATATATTTCCTTTGACTTCTCTACACCAGTAGCCTGGACGCCACAATTTGGGAATGCCACAGCAAGATTCACAATTAACGGACATGCCTGTAAACGGAAAAAATTCACAAGTTTGCCAGTAGGACAACAACAAATAGACGCTGATAACAATCTTCAAATTGGTAATGGTGCAGGCAACGCCGCAAATATGACACCCAGCACAACTTTAGATGCTGTAGCAAAAGAAGTAGTGGAAGCACTGGAAGTAGCACTTGGTCTAAAAGTCTTCAAAATTAAAGTTGCTGGTTATAATTATGGACTAAAAGGAACTACAATCCCAAGTTATAAAGAACAAGTTTCGACTGATGACTTGCTTATTGAAGCTTAATCTGCTCAGGAACTTTAAGGCGGGGTTATCAAGAGCATCTCTAATAGTAAGCATTAAACCCTCACACGTGCTTTCCAACCTAGGACTAAAGTATGTTTATTACCTTCTACCTTAACCACTTCTACTTTGCACTTTCTCCATTTAGTTCTCTTTTTCATCGTTTCTCCCTAGCAATTGGGTAAGCAAGGTTGTTTGATTACAGTTGGTGGGAATTGGCTCTTATCAGCAATCAACTGGAAACCAATTAACTTGTTTCCCTTTTTATCTCTTTCCTCACTCCAATTAAGTTCAAGCTTTCACCTGTCAACTTAAACAAAACAGCATTGACCAAATCAAGAGCGCCAATGGTGCCAACTTCGTTTTTATCCATAGGTGCCCATGAAGGAATCATTGGGTACTCTCCTAATTCTTTAGTACAAGGAATTCTATTAGCAATAGTGAGGCGCATGGCCGTAGGATCGGCCTTATAAGCTTCATTGAACAATATTTCTTCTACTAAAAGCCTATTCATAATTTTCTCTGCTCCAATGTTGTGTGCACCCATCTTTTGGTCCTCTTAAGTTAAATACTCAAAAATAAGTAGAGGAAGGATTGGTGGAATTATAGCTATTATTGGACCCTCACAACTCCCAGCAGTATTGCGTCTAAACCAAGGCGCAAACGATGCATTGAAAATGCAGGCTCTATCAACTCTAGGCCACCCCGTGGTGATGGTGGAATTAACTGAGCCACAACTAGAACAAGCAATAAGTATAACGGGGTCATTCATATCGCAATTCTATCCGTCAGAACATCAATATGCTTACTTCTACACTAACCCCTTGCAATCAACTTATCCCCTGCCACCAGATGCCTATTGGGTACAAGATGTGAAGTGGGATCCCGCTACGACGAGGATAGGGGATATATTCTCATCCGAGAGTTTCCTCTTCTGCTTTCCTGGTGGAACACAAATTCTTACTGTTAAGGGGCCAATGATTTGTGAGGATTTATGCAAGAAGTTTGAAGATGTGAAAGTTAGAACTGCTTTCAGACCACATAAAGTTAGGATGCGTTGGAATGAGAGAAAGCAACAAATAACTATCCTAAAAACAAAAAATGATTTCTTGATGTGCACTCCAAATCATCCAATAAATTGCAATAATAAATTCATACCAGCAGAAGCTTGCAAACTGGGAGATAAGTTGCTTAGCAGTAAAGATAAATTATGTGAAGTTATCGATAAATCAGCAAACCACACCATGGGAACTTGGTCAATTCAGAATAAGACTGGGAGCCAATATATAAGTGCGGCAGGAAAGGAATTCTATCTGACACATTAACTATGAAATCTAATCTTGAGCACAAATATGAAGCTTATTTAAAAAACAATAAAACAGTTAAGTTATATGAACATCGGAAGCAATATATCATCTATGTAGATGGCTTTACAGGAAAGGAGCACAAATATTACACTTCATTTAGGATAGAATTTGTTGATGGACATATTGAACATGTGGAAGTGAAACCACTGGAAAAACAATTTTATTGCGATAAATATCTCTATGCAGAAAATGTTCTTCCAGGGTGGCGCTGGATAACAAAAGAAGAATTGGCGATATGCTCCGAACTGATTTAGATGAACATGTAAAGCGTAGTTCTTCCTTTTGGCTTTTCCTAAGGCTTAATTACCCCTATAACATCAACCTTTTGAATTGTCTGCGTATCACCGTTTTCGTCCTTTATGACATATGCATCATCTGCTTCAACGATTATTTTTATAGCCTTAATTTCCTTGCCATCGCGCATATTAAAGAGAATTACCTTGATTAAGGAAAGTCTTGAGACTGATTCAACTTTCAATTTGTCCTGAACTGCAGGAACGTTAGGTAGTGGGAATTGTTCGCCAATTGCGTGTATGAGGGCATCCGCTCGGCGGATTTCATCTGCCGACATTTCCAAATTGGCATCACTCTGACTTCGTTTTCTTATCCGTGCCGTATCCTGCAATATCAAATTCGCCACATCCCTTGGACTTTGGGTCAAGTCTATTTCTAAAGATTTTACTTGTGCGGCAATCGTCTTCCTATCGAGGCCCATTCCCTCAATCTTCCTTATTTGAGGTGCTAAATATGCAACTGTCCGCTGGGCTGAATCAAGCCTTTGCAATATATCGTCTCTATCTGCGATAGCGTTATGCTGGCTTGAAACGGAATCTGTAGCTTCTTTGGCGGCTGAATTCCTCTTGAGATTTGCCGTTGCTATCTCCTGGGAGTGGTCATATCTTAATGTACTGGAACCACTGGCAGCAACGACCCTACCATGGGTCGTAATAAGGTCTTGAACCACCTTATTTTGTTCGGCAATCTTCCGGTTGGCCCCATCGATCCTTTGGGCAAACCCTCTTACCCGGTTTTCAGCACTGGCGAGTTCCTCAGAAAGGTCCTTAACTACCCTCAGAGTGAGGTCATATTCGTTAAACATTCTTGCTATTGTTTCAACAAGCGCTTTTCTGTCCCTATAGGCGTCTTTCGTCTGGTTAGATAGACGCCGTTCTTCATCGGCTTTTTGCTGTGCAAGAATCCTGGCTTGGTTTTCTGCTTCGGCTTTCGCTTGGTTTTCTGCTTCTCTATCTAATTTGTCTTGACGCTCTCTAGCTAGTTTGGCCTGCTGGTCTTGCCGGTTCTTTTCTAATTGATTTTTCCGCTCTTCGGCCTCGCGCCGTACTTTCTCTACGTGCTCTTCTCTCTCGGCTGCCAGTGCCTCGGCTCTCTCGGCTTCTTCCTTATGTCTGGCAACCTGTTCCTGTCTGGCGCGAAAGGCTTCCCTCATTTGCTGCTTTTCATATTCATCATATTTATGCCAGGCGAAATATCCAATTATAAGGAACACGATAAGAAAAATAATTGCCGTGAAATTGAACAGCCACAAGCCTCTCATAAGCACCCTCCTCCCCTTTATATTATCATAGGGAAGGACTTAGTAAAGTATTTTACTCTGATGACCCTTCTTGAATTCATAGTTCTTCGGGACCCCAGGCTTCCACAACTCCTTGAGCATCTGGGAGAGGAGAGGGAAGAATTACTCAAAATCTCTCAACTTAATAGGCTTGACCTCCTTGAAGACATTATAAATACTGGAAAAAGAATAAAATAGTTATACGAGGACTTCATTATGAAGACTATGGAAGATGTTGAGCATGACCTGAAGGCATTACCGGATGCGCAAGTTTTAATTTAGCAATAATTCTTTCTCTAATTTCTTCATCTTACCACATCTTTTCTGATCTAATTACTTGCATTTCTGGTTTATTGGCTGCTATTTTAGTTGCTTCTTGTTGTGGACGAACACGGATACCAAATTTTTGTAATGTGCTATGAATGGTGCCTTCATCAGCGTGTAGAATGCTGGCTAATTCGGCAATGCTTTTCTCTTGGTTGACATATAGTTCATATAAATTCTCATAAGTGTCCCATTTTCTAGTTGCCTGAAACATATTTAATAATTTGCTGGTAATATCAGAGTGATTAGATCGTAAGTTTAATCGTTTATATATTCTTTTAATTATTATTTCACTAGCTATATGAAACGTTTGCATTAATTCTTTTGTTGTGTGGCCTGACTGATGTAAAGTAATAAAGAGATTTTCATCTACTTTAGTGGATACACCAGCGTTTTGAGATCTAGTGGTTTGGTCTTTTCTGATTAATACTCCTAATTTTAATAATTTCTTTTTCAAAGTGATTTTAGAGGTGTTGTATTCTAGTGCTAGTTGTCGAAGTGATAGACCACTTAGATATTTCTGTTTCAACTCTTCTAAGTTGATGTTGACTAAACATTTCTTTTCAAAATTAATAGTATGAAAATTGTTTTGCTGCCTTTGCATATTCATGGTGCCGCTGACTTGAGTGATGGCACCATCTACTTGTCTAGTGATCTTAGTTTCCTGGGGTTGATTAATTCTTTCTTCCATGAGTTTGGACACCTCCTGTGTGGGAACCCGGATCACGATAAACGGTGGTTTGCACGATGCAAAGACCTCTATCCTTCCTTCTTAAATACATTTGATGTAGGTAATATAAACGTTGGTAATATTGCTGGGAATGTGGGAAACATAACGGGGGTACAGAATTTGCTCACGGATTACCACTTACTTCAAAGCTATAGGAAGTTTTCACAACGCATTTTGGCCACTGAAGGTCAATGGGAGATTGGTGGGGACCAGAAAATACGCCTTTACCCAGTTCCTAGGGGAGCATTTCCTGTCGTTGTACAATACCTTCCTGTTGTTTCTCGTTTTAAAACTCCTGAGGCTGCAGAAATAGCAAAGAGAATGCTTGTAGCCGAATGTAAGATTATGCTTGGAAATATTCGAAGTAAATTTTCTTCGTTGCCGACACCTGATGGTGGATCATTAACCATGAATGGTAATGAGCTTCGGACCGAAGGCAACGAAGAAAAGAAACAATGTATCTTAGATGCCATCAGTTATGGAAAGCCCTTGCCAATAATATTATGGTGAGTTAGTTTATAGATTGGATATAGGCTTTCTTTTTAATGTTTCAATAGTAAATAAAGCATGATAACAGCACAAGAAATTCAAGAGAACTACATTGATCAAAACAAGACACAAGGAGTGATGTGTAATGAGTTTAAATTGACTAAAAAGGTTTTTGTTAATCT